AAACCTTCAAATGCTATGATAGAACTGGTAATAGGGTCCGTAGTGCAGATGCCCCTATAACAAACTATAACGCAGCAAACTGGGTACTCAGAAGTACACTTTAGGAGCACATAAAATGGCAAGAGATTTTATAGATAACATTAAAGCCGCCATGATCGGGTCTGGTGGCATTGAGGACAACAGCACAGGCCTTGTGTCCCCGGCGGATGTAAGAGTTATCCTGACTGACATGATGGATAGTTTACACGATGATGAGGCTACATTAGTTGCTACAAACACAGCCACGCTGACTGTCCCTGCTACTTGGGGAGTCATAGGTGGAGCAGGAGTCTACGACACAAGCACAGGGGATGATTCCGCTGGGCAAGGCTTTCTTATAGTTGATCAGACCGCAGGTACTGTAACGGGTAAGGACACTGCAGGGTACTCCTACAAATTTCAGTGTAGTATTACAGTGGAAAATGCCACGAATGGTAAAGAGATTGACTTCTCTATAGGTCAAAATGGTTCTCCAGTAGGCACTACATCAATTACTGGGGCTGGCGGTAATCCAGTGTCTCGCTCATGGTCTGGCTTTATACAAACAGCAGGAATAAGTGATGTGTTTTCTATTATTTGGCAGGATGGTGACGGGGGCGACTCAGTGGACATTACATCCTTAAGTTTTTATGTCGATATTAAGCCTACAAATAACCCATGAGGGATTCGCATGACATAAGTCATGAGGAGCTTCACGACAAATTGGTGCAGGTAGAGTCTCACTTTAATGAGAAGTACTCTACCCTTATTAAGTGGATAGCCTCTGCTATACTCACCATCGTGGCTATGACCATGACTCAGCTAGTCTCAGTGGCCTCTACGCTATCTGGCCTTTCTACATCGAATACTATGATGCAGAAGTCTGTGAATAGAGTGGAAGAAGCACAAATTGTCACTCAGCAAAGAATCCACGAAGAGTCCCGTGAGGCTGCATATGATCTTAAAGAGCATCGTAAGGAGCAACACTGATGGCTGAGTATAACTTTGGAGAATCTATGGGCCTTGACAAAGAGCCTGATTGGTTAGCTAAGTATGAAGGCACAAACTTAAGCCCCCATGAAAAGTTTATTGAGGTGGCTAAGGACATTCAGGCACCTAATGCGTGGGGCTTCCTCACTGTGCCTGATAATCTCAAGAATGTTTTTAGGCCCCCTGTACTTGACAGGCTTGAAACAATAGCTAATGACCTTGGAGTAGACCCTAAGACTGACCCTGAGTTCTACGTAGACGGTGGGCAAGGAAGGGTTAACTTAGGGACTTACGGGAATAACTTATATCGTAACAAGTCAGATACTGCCATTGGCGGTTACGAGATGGAGAGAGGGGGCTTTAAGTTTCAGGATGCAAAGCAGAATGCCCCCATAGGTGGCATAACATACCAAAAGGTAGACACAGATGCTTTCAGAGACACTGTAGCGCCTATGGCTGCTCAGGCTATCGCAGGTGCTGTAAGTGCCGGTGCCTTCAACCCTGTAACGGCAGGACTTCTATCAGCAGGAGCTACAGCAGCACAAGGTGGGGATATAAAAGATGTAGCAGCAAGTGGCCTCCTCAACTACGCCGGTGCCGCCTATCTTCCTCCAGCAACACAGGGAGGCGCAGCATCACTAGGTGATCTTAATAAAGCAGCACAGGGGTTTAATGATGTGCTTAGTACGGGAGATAGTGACATTGAGGAATGGGACCCTAATGAGGACCCCAGTTGGAGTGATCAGTATCAAGAGGTCCTCTACAATGGCGATGTGTTGTTTAAAGATACAGTTAATGATGACATAAGCGAATACCAACCACCTCCTATCATTCCTCAGGATTGGCCTGTAGTTGACACAGGTACGGGAGGTAACGGAGGTAATAACGGGGGTAGTCAGGATATTCCTAGTGACCCTACAGAGGAACCTGTTGGTGGCGTAGGCTTACCCAACCCACTCCCGTCAATCCCTGATGACGAAGACCCTAATGAGCCAGATAAAAAACAACCCAGCCCCAGCTTTCTTCAGTTGTTCATGGACATAAAGGGTGCTTTAGGAGATCAACAAGCTTATGATGGAGCTGGAGATACGCCTATTACTCAAGGCATGTTAGCCTCCAATGGGTACGCTGACCGCACACCCTATGACTTGTTTGAGAATCAACCATTTGAAAAAACAAAGCGTATGGGCGATTTCCTGTATGACATGGAGATATAAATGACTTACCTTCAATTAGTTAATCAGGTACTTTCGAGGTTACGTGAGAATCAGACCACAGCCGCTGCTTTCTTAGGTAACCCTTATCAGTTATCCATTGGTAATCATGTTAATGATGCTAAACGGATTGTAGAGGATTCATGGAAGTGGTCACACCTCAAGGTTACTGAGGATATCGCTACAGTGGCTTCTACACCCACTATAACTTTGCCTAATAGTAATGGTGTTAATGTACAGATAGTTGATATCTACAACGCAGATACAAACTCTGAGCTACACCAGAGGACCTCTAGGTGGCTTAGGGATCGTACAGCGACTACAGGTACACCTCAATACTGGATTGTACCCGCAGGATACTCTAGTGGCCTTAATATAGCCCTCTCTCCTACTCCTGATGCTGTATACAACATACAGGTTACTTCCTATAAAGCCCAGCCAGAGCTATCAGCGGCCACTGACGAGCTTTTAGTTCCAGACCAGCCAGTGTATATGTTAGCTGCTGCTTTGGCTCAGAGGGAGCGAGGGGAGCTCTCAGGGCAGCCCACAAGTGAAGCCTTTGCTTTAGCTGATAGAGCATTATCAGATGCGATAGCTTTAGATTCAGCACTACAGGCAGAACACACCGATTGGTTTTATTCTGGGAACGACTCCAGAACTAACGTAGGCAGAATTTAGTATGCCCCCACAGCCCCAGCAAAATGTATCTCTAGCAGCACCAGGATTCCTTGGGCTTAATACTCAGGATTCTCCTACACAGCTGCCTATAGGATTTGCTTCAGTAGCCACTAACTGTGTGATTGATAGACTAGGGAGATTATCCTCTCGTAAAGGTTTATATCAGCTTACTACTAACCACGATGATATCTCTGTAGTCCCTGCTACCCCAGAGTATCTCAATGTCTGTGGTACGTTTAGTGCTGACGATGGTAACGTATACACTCTGTGTGCTTCGGATACTAAAATATTTAACCAACAAACTGATGGTACTCTTTCTGAGCTTACTTTGCCCATTACACCTACTGCTGGTGACTGGCAGATATCTACCTTCAATGACAAAGCATATCTAGTACAAGAAGGGCATGTGCCTCAGGTGTTTGATTACGGGACCTCTACAACAGCAACTGCAAGCATTACTCCTCCAGTGGGCACTACAGGCAGTCCTAACTGCATGGCGGCGGGCTTTGGTCATGTGTTTTGGTCTGGCTTTACTAACACTACCTCTACTGTCTATTGGTCTAAACTAGGTGACGGTACTGATTGGGCTGATGCAAGCGCAGGGTCAATCAATGTGGCTTACTTTTGGCCTAACAACTATGACAAGATAACTGCCATACATATACACAACAACTACTTGGTTATTTTTGGCGAGAATTCTATCCTAGTGTACGCAGTGCCTACAGGTAAAGAAGGTGCAGCGAATACAGGTCCCTTATACATGACCTTAGAGGACACTGTTAGTGGCATGGGGTGTGTCTCTAGGGATTCAATTCAATCAGTGGGAACAGATGTGTTTTTTCTAGATAACACTGGTGTAAGAGCTTTAAGTAGGACTATACAAGAAAAGTCTATGCCCATAGGTGACATCTCTCGTAATATTCGTAAAGATATCACAAAGGTCATAAAGAATGCTGGCACATCTAAGAACTTGCTGAAGGCTTTTTATGACCCTGATGAGTCTTACTATATCCTATTTGCACCTACGGCTTCTACAGCTTATGTGTTTGACACCAGAGAATACTTACCTGATGGTGCAGCCAGAGTAACTCAGTGGGCTGAGACTGGTATTAGACATGCATGTAGAGATGAGAATGCTAACATCAGTTACTACGCAGGCAAGCGAGGTGTGTTTTATTTAGTGGACTCAAATGATTTTGTAAGGCCTGATGACTACATCGGTGGTGGAGGTTTTGCTAGTGGTTTTAGCGACGGATTTGCTTTAGGTGGCGTTGCCTCTGTAGTAAGTTACCCTATCACTGCTAATTGGGCTACACACCCCGTAACTTTTGACCAGCCAGCAACCACTAAAATACCCAAGCAAACGGATGTTACTGTAGCTGGGGGTTCTGTGGTGGATTTGACATTTAAATGGGCCTTTGATTATAGTTACTCATGGAATCCTTCAATGCTTTCATTCACGGGCAGCACACCTGCTCTCTGGGGCGTGGGACTGTATAACACAGCACTCTATGCTCCAGCGGGTGAATCATTGGAGTTGCTTAAGTTTAATATGTGGGGTACAGGTAAAAA